ATCATTCTTTTAGCTCCTAATGCTCTTGCATGTAATTTAAACATATCTTTATGAATTTTATCTACTTTGCCACAAACAAGGAAAGGAAATATCACATCACCTCTTATCTGTCTTCTCATTAATACCATCAATCCTTCCATATAATCATTTGATTTCATTATTCTTTCAACATCATCATAGTTACAAAAAGCATAAAAGCATGCCATATACCCACCATTTCTTGATATCAATAAGTAATTACCAGTTTCATAAGCCCAAGCTATCATATTGCATTGTTCAGATACCTGCCAGTAATTGTCTTTGCCACATAAAGCAAAGCATAAATCAAAGAGATGACTTAGCAACATCTATTGCCCTCCATAACATTGTATGTATTTCTTTTTCATTTTTAAGAAAAGCTTCTGCATCTAAATCATAAATAAAGCTTGGATAGTTTTTAGGAAAAGCATAAAAAGGTATTGTAAAAGAAGCCCCTATCTTATTTAAAAAATCATAAAACATCTGATGTTGTTTCCAATTTACTGTAAAAAACTCTGATGCTTTGACTTTATCATTTGGGTCATAAGGCGGTAATTGGTAGTAAGTTACTGTTAAATCAAGATTTTTTGCTTCTGCAAGTGCATTAATCCAGTTAGCCATATCCTGATGTTCTTCTGCATGTTTCTTATTATAATTAAACCAGAAGTCTTTATCACGATTGTCAAAAACTAATGGTAACTTGCTAAACATATCTTGCCCCCATTGTTCCTCTTACTCTTATATTTATTATTTCTGAATATCCTTTATCTGATTGTATAAGCTCTATTTGAAATTGTTTAACTCTCATACTAAATGGCATAGTTGATATTGGCTTTAAAACTGCTACCCAAAAATCCTCGTCTTGAGTTATTTGTAATAAATCACCACCAGATACTTGAAAAATAATATTATCCTGTTGTCCTGCAAATACCATAACTATAAACTCTTGAAAGTAGTTAAAGCTACCTCTTCCATATAAAACTATCCCTTTGATATTGAAATAAATATTATCAAGATTAAAGAATACTTTAGATTTAACATGCAGTGGTGCATAATCTTCACTGCCAAAAAGCTTATATACTTTATCGCTATTAGTAAACCAAGCATCTGCAAGAATATTTGACATAACTTTAGCATCAAAATTTAAAGCATACCATTTCCTTGTAAGCATATTATAGCAGTAAATAGCATTAGAATTTGCTGTAATAGCAGATTTAGTTGATACAGCTATATATGGGACTTGTCTATAAGAAAAATAACATATTCCAGAAATATCTTTAGTTAAATCTGTTATGGCATCGTCTATCTTCTGTGGTGATGTTGCTGTAATTTCATAGATACCAAAAGGAGAATGAAAGTATATAGTATGTTCATTTACTACATAGTTTCTTACTCCTGTGATACCAACATCTTTTACTATTTCTGTTATATACCAGCTCATTGGGTCATTAGATATTGTTGTTCCTATAAGAGAAACTATGCTTCTATCAGTAAAAATATAAATACTATCTTCTTTTGGTATCAGAGATAGAATTTCATAGAAGTTAGAAACAGTTAATGTTATAGCCCCAGAGCCTTGTGCAGTATCAAAAGGATTTACAGAACCTGTTCTATCAGGATTTGGAACAGAAAAAGTAATAACTCTGCCATTGCCTATAAATATTCTACCTTTCCAATAACATATTGCTTTACCTTTAATACCTTTATCAGTTAAATCAGTAATGTTTGAACCATTAAATGTTATTAAGAATGTAGGAGATGTAATCCATATAGCAGAGTTTTCCTGTATGGCATATTCAACTTTTGTAACATTGGTAGCATAAGTTGCAAGAAATACAAATGAAGAGCTATAAATAGTTAAATTTGCTCCATCAAGAATACAAAAATATTGAGTATCTCCAAGCTTAAAAGTAAAGAAATCTACAATATTTGCAGTATGAGTATAAACATCATCAGCATCAGGAACATTCTCAATAGCTCCAGTTAGTTTTGGTAACCCACTTAACCATACAGCAGTATCTTCAGGTATTGTATAAGCATCTTGAGATGTAATTATACCTGACCACGGTTGGACATCAATCTCAAAAGACTTTGCTATGCTTTGTTCTTTTTTAGATTTCTTTTTTGTTGTTGCCATTATATCTTATTTATCCTTAAATGGTTATAAAACTCTTGAGTAAGAAATCCTGAAAGCTCATAGTTCTGGTCATATATTGCAATTCTTCTTGCTAATTCAAAAGAGATAGGTTCAAGAAAGTTATCTGGGATAACATCTGTGTCATTAAGATTTGTAACTGTATAGTTAAATCCTAATTGAGTATATCCATAAAGATATACATCATAATCTATATCAGGTGCAGGATATAGAGTTATCTTATTCATAGGAGTAAAAGCATATACAACAGGATGAGTATAAAATGTGTCTCTTAAAGGGAACTCTCCTTCGTTTACCCTTTCTACTGGTATTACAAGAGAGTTCCCTATATCAACAGTTACTCTGTGGATTTCATAGAAGTTTCTATCCAGATAGTATCTCCACTCATTAGCAACGGTTTTAAAGCTATATTCAGTATATGACAACTGCATCAACTTATTTACCTTTTCTCTTGCCATATTCAAAAGACCAACCATATTAGCTTTTGGCAAGAATGTATCAACAGGATAAATAAGTTTAGCGTTTGTAATTATGTCATTACCTGTCATTTTTTGCCTTTTCTGATTATGTCTTTACCGAATATAACTTTGCATATGATATTATCCCATATCTCTCTATTTGGCATATTAGCTAATGCTGGATTAGCTCTTTTTAGCCTATGACAACACCATTTAATGTTTTCAAGATTAGGGTTTTCAATACCATATGCAAAGTATAAACTTGCTGCTATTTCTGGGATATCAACTGGTTCGCCAATTGGAATTTGATACTCCACAGATTGAAATACAATCCTAAAGTCTTTGTCAGATGTATTTTGCACCAATACCATTTGTTTCCTCCTTTTCTAATTAATCAGTATTAACACTTTCAATAGTTGGCATACCAGTTATTCTAAAGTGTGAAACAGGTGCATCGCTGAGCAACTGCCCACCAAACATTAAGAATGAGAAGTATGCAAGCTTACCAGTCATACTTAAGTCTTTCCAACCAGAAGATACAACAGCATATCCATCGCAGAATACAAATTTAAGATGAGACCAGTTGATAAAGTAAATTTCGTCTCCTGTTATGTATGGGTCTGGAAATATTGGCACTCCACTAACAGCTACTCCAGTTACTTCATACTGTCTTGTTTCATCTAATTTAGCAGGGTCAGCAACTATGTATCTTTCAATATTAGTAAAGCTTTCTACTAATGCCTGAAATACTCCAGGAGAAGTAAATCCAGCATCTGGCATTCCCATTGTAGATGCTACTCCCTGGTATTTGCTTAATGCTCTCATTACAACAACATAGGCTGGAGTTTCTACTGGACTTGAAACATATCCTAAATCTGTAGCAGCATTCCATATATAGCTATTCCAGTATGTATTGGTTGTTCTATCAATGTTTGCATAGTTACTGCATAAAGTTCCATCATCAATTATATCGTTTATACCATAAAACTGATTTGTGTCTTCTACACCAGGAGATGCAGTTCTTGCACCAAGCAACCATTGAGCAATCTGGTCAACCAATCCTAACCAAGTTTCGTTTGCCCTTAACTTAACAGTGTCATATAAAACATTTGTATTCCCTTGTTCATATGCTTTTACTTCAAAATCAGATACAAGCAAAGTAGAAAGAGCAAGGTTAGAATACACAGTTGCCATATCTGCAAGGTCAGTATCAATAGCAGATGGGACATTAAAAGAACCATTGTAATCTACTAACTGAACATTGTTAATTGTTTTCTTTGCCACTGGTTGAGAAATGAATGGAAAAGAAATTGGTTTTACTTCAGAATTTGCAAGTATCCTTCTTGTAAGTGGAGAAAGCTTTCCTAAATTCTGTGCAACAACATAAGGTGGAATTGCCCTACTTAAAGAATTTAAGTAATCTTTTGCACCTGTTGAAACATCTGGTGCATAAATTCCATAAGGTGTTCCATAATTAAAGTTAACCATTTTTTACCTCCTATCCTTTAGAGCCTAATGCTTCTATATGGGCTTTAAATAAAGCCTCTTCTGGGTTTTTAATAAAGTCATCCCCTATTCTGTTTTTAAATGTTGGTCTTTGATATGTTGGCTGTGCTATTTTTGCACGCCTGTAATCCTGCAACATTTTCTCCCATCCTTTTGTAGTGGATGGTATCACACCATTTTCCTGAATAAATCTCTGAAGTTCCTTATACTCTGCATCACTTGTAATGCCATATCTACCAAGCAAAGCCTGAAACTCTTCCTGTTTCTTTTTAGCTTTTTCTTCTTTTTCTTTTAATTCTTTTTCTTCTAACTGTTTTTTAAGTTCATCAATTTCTTTTCTATAAGCCTTTTCCTGTGGAGGGTCATCAATTAGCACTCCAATTTTCTCACCTATTTTCTTTAGATGAGGTCGTAACTCTGGGTCTTCATATGCTTTCTGAAATCCCATTTCATAAGCAGAATATGCCTGATGCAATCTTGCATACTCTTCTTTCAATTTGTTATAGGCATCTTCAACTTCGTATTCTTCCATTATTTTTTACCTCCTTTTTTCTTGCCTTCTTTTTTAACTATTGAAGGGTTAAAACCAATCTTTGGGTCTTGCTCAAGATTGACATTAAGAAAATCTTTAGCACCATCAATCTGAACAGGCATTTTTCTTGCCATTCCTTTTGGGTTTTTAATCATATCTTCATCACCTCCTTTTTATGTTGCTTAACATAATTAAAAATCTTTAACAACATGCGTTAGCCTATAATTAGCTTTAGAAGTATTTGTAGATACATAATTAGCAATTTGAACATTAACAAATGGTGGATTTTTTATTTTCCAATTACCAACATTAAATGAACTCATAACAGAAACCAAAAACAAGTATAAAATTAAATTATTAATACCATAGTTTGTTTCTGTATAAACAGAGTTAAGATAAGCAATTATTTGTAAAATGTTGCTACCATAGTTTGAAATATTTTTAAGTTCTTCTGGATATTGTATTAATTGTAATTCTTGACTGCCTACTAAATCTTCTAATGGTTCTATACCAGTAATTAGATTATAATTAGATAATTCAGGTATTAAATTAACACCATTAGATGTTATTGGTATTAATCCATAAAAACCATCTTTGTTATATGTCTGTTCTGGATATAAGTAGTAATCAGCCATAGTTATAAGCTAAAGATTTTGTATGAACCATTATCCCATATTATCTGCACAACTCCATTTGCCGCTGGCGTAAATGGTATACCTGCTACATTATCAATATAAGCTATAAGTGGAGATGTAGTATCTTCTGTTGTATCTTTATATAAAACAATTGCAATTACCTGTGTATTTGTAGTAGCTGTAATAGTAATATCATCTGCATCAAAAATACCATCTGTAACTGTTTTATTAGACAATGCTGAACTTCTTCCATTATCATAAGCTGAAACATCAGATACATATTGATGCGTTGCATTGTAAGTATATCCTGTTTTAACAAGCATAGCTTTAATTGTGTCAGAAGTCATATTAATTCCACCCGATAACAATAACTCTTTAAATTTTGGATACAAAGCATTAGCCATATAATTTCACCCCCTCTAAAAATAGTTCTCTTTCTTCCTGTCTTCTATTTATTAAGCCTTTAAGTTTTCTTCCACCTGAATATACCCATCTTAAAAACTGGTCTGCACATTCATACCATTCACCATTGTTAAGTTTCTTTCTTAACGTTGAAGACTTAAAAGCATAAGCACCAACATTGAAACTAAAACATATTAAAGCATCTAACATATATGGATGTATTTTAATTTTAATCATTGGAGTTATTAGCATCTCTATTCCTTTTAAATCTCTTATCAAAAGTTGTTCTGCAAATTCTCTGGTAATTGGATACTGGAAGTTGTCTTTTTTCGTAATAACATGTCCATAGCCTATGGTTGGTATTCCTGCTGGGCATAGATATGGAACTGCTGAAAACCCCTCCCATTTTTTTGTTAAATTTACACACTTATCTGTCAACGCGCCCTTCCAAATGTTCTTAACATTGAACGATTACCAAACCAGAAGGTAATTACAGCACTAACAAAATCGCTTTCATACTCACCCCATATCTTTGGTATAGCATCAAGAGTTCCTCCTGCCTGTTGCCACATTGCAAACTTTAAAGCTAACCAAGCACCAATGATTATATAAGTTATTGTTGGTCTTACTGTTTGGTTATATACATTAGCAAATACTTGAAGAGCATCTATCCACCACTTACCTGTTGGTTTTACTTCTGTTATAGGAGCATATTGGTAAATTTGTTCATCAAGTTTAAGTTGAGCTAATGCTTCTGCTTCTCCAATTTTAAGAGTTGTCATTTCTTTCTGGTATTTAAGTTGCATCTCAAGCATTTCCATTTCTCTTTTATGGTCAGATTTATCTTTAAATATCTTTATCACTTCTGGTATAAATGAGCCAATTAACCCTATTACTGCGCCAGCTATCATAATTACCTCCTTTCTTTATTTCTTTAATAGAATTTCTTCTATTCTTGTAATTCTTTTCTCTATGCTATCAAGCCTCTTATTTAGTGCATCTATACAAGCTTGAAATGTATCATCATCAACTTTTTTGCTGCCTCCTCTTATTCCAATTAAAATAAGATTACCAACAACAAAACTAAAAACTCCAATTACAAAACCAATAAAGAAATTACTTTCCATAGGCTACCTCTTTTTAGTTTTCTTCCATTTACCTCCTTTTGCTCTTTTATATCCTGTGCTTTTTGTGCATATAGCATAGGCGGAACTTTCTTCGTATCCTTTTTTCTTTAGCTTCTTAACACATCTATCTAATTTCTCTGGCATAAATACCTCCAATTATAAAAATTATTAAGGTAAACATATAGCTCCAAAAACAAGTCTCCAATAATCCCTTGAAGTAATTTCAAACCAGTCAGCTTGGGCGCTTGCCGAGTTAAGGACTACAAGCGGGTTTTTATCGCCAGTAGCTAAATAAATTGTTGTACCACCAACGAAAATTGGTGGCTCTGCATTCCTAGTAGCAGAGCCATCATCATAAGCCCATCCATATACTTTCTGCTCTACCGCGTATCCTCTATCAGATGTTTTACATACTAAATATGAATACGGATAAATAACTCTACTTATATTAGATGGTGTCCAGCTTAATATGGTATTTGCAGTATAATATATTTCTTCTGACTCTCTATAAACAAGTTGTCCTGATAATCTTGGGTCATTACCTGCACATGCTTGATTTGCAAAATCCCAGATAGCTTGCCAATCAGTATTTCCCGGATTTCTAATTTTTAACAACATGTTAGTTGTATCAATCCAGAACATACCAGCTACTGGGTCTGCTGGTGAAGTAGAAGAAATAACAATTGTTTTTCCAAGTTGTTCTTCTATAGCATTAGCAAGTGCTGTAAAGTTAGCATCAAGATAGCTTGCAGGAACTACTTTACCGATTTTATCCCCACTGCTATCTTTAGCATCTTCCATTTGAGAAGTATCTAAATTTTGAAACTTATAAGGTAAATCTATTGCCATATTTACTCCTTTTAAAAGTTTATACCAAAGTTAATTGCATTACAAGATGAAGGAGTGCTACGGTATAAATTATCTATTTCTTGCTGTGATAATGCGTGATTATAAACGCTAAGTTCATCAATTGAACCATTAAAATATGTCCATGTATCAGAGCCCCCTCTTGGACTATCATCATATCCTGTTGCGATTGCTGAATTTGTCCACCAATCATTATTAATTGTCCCAGCTCTTGTCCCATTAGATACACCATCAATATATAGTATTTGATTATTAGTATTCCCAACAAAACCAACATGATGCCAATTGCCATCATTAAGCGAATTATAACTAATTATTGCTCCAGGTGAGCCTGTCCAATACTCTGCTCTAATCTTTCCATCAGCTTGAATTGTTATTGTTGGAACAAAATAAACCGGGGTATTTAAAGGAGCCATGTTTGCCTGAAAAAATATAATACCTCTAGTTGAAGCAGTAGTTTTAAACCAGAGAGAAATGGTTAATGTGTTTGGTTTTGAAAAGTTGTATGGCAAATCAAGATAATCATTATTACCATCAAACTTTAAGCACTTACCTGAAACTCCATCAACCCAGCAATTAGCAGTATCCATATTTGTAAGAGTTCCAATAAAACCATAATCACTTTTATCATAAGTTTTATTACCACTCCCTTCGTCAAAAGACCAGTATGCTACAAGTGCCATACTATACCTCCCAGGATGAGGATTGACCCCAGTATGTAGAGCCATCGAAGTAAAATGTAATTATCATAGTCTTATTAGCTCCACCCAACTTAATGTTTGGTGCTAATCCTAACCATTTTACAGAAGAAGGGAAGGTAGCATCCCTTCCCCCTGTGCTATCCTGAGTGATTTTTAATAGAAGGTTACATTGATAGGAAGGTGCAGTGAAGGTAAATGTTTCATCCTGCGCTCCAAAAGTAAAATGAAATTTGTTACCTAATTTCCAATCAATAGTAGTTGTTCCATCTCCAGTTGCAGTTTGTGCGGTAAATCCAATTGAATGTGCTCCTGCATTAAGCTCTCCACCTAACTCTGGCGAAGCATCCAATTTAAGTTTTACTACACCAGTCCATGATGAACCGTCATATATCTTTAATGCTGGTGGTGTGGTTGATGTATCTAACCATAATTGTCCTGTATAAGGTGATGTTGGTGCAGTAGAAGATACAGTTATTATTTTAGCAAGCTGTTCAAAATTAGCATCAAGATAGCTTACTGGAAATGCTTTACCAATTACATCACCGCTATCATCAACTGCATCATCTAATTGCGATACATCTAAATTTTGAAACTTATATGGTAAAGATATAGGCATATATTCTCCTTAATTATTTTATCCTGCAATTACAGCCCATCCAGTACCATCACTTTGTATTACTTTTGTTGCATTTGCGGCTGTTAAGTTAACTGCACTTGTTGAACCATCAATTTTCTGCCCAGTAAATGGAGTAATAGAAACAGCATTTGCTGTTACTGCATCAATTTTTTTAATCGCATATACTCTTCCTTTGCAGGTAGTTGCATCTGGAAGATTAACAGTAACAGCTACTGCTGTCGCATCTACCAAAATAGTAAAATCATCATCTGTTACAGTATAAGATGTTGTTACCCCTGCTTCGCCTACTACTTTGTTTACTGCAAAAGATACCCCATAAAAAAATGGATTTGCATTTGGACAAACTCTTGTTTTTCCTATCATTTAATTTCCCTCCTTAATTAAATTTTTTTCATTTGGTGTAATTGCTACTATATCCCAATTACTTCCATTACTTTTAATTTCTGTTACATCATTGTATAAAACAACTTTTTCTAAACCATTAATTGTTTGACCTTCGTATGCTCTAACAGTGATATTACCACCACCTTTGTTTATTTTTTTAATCCTCCATATCATCCCATCATATGGAGTTGCATCTGGCAATATGATATTAATATCACCTCCTGTGGTATCTAAAAAAACAATTGTGAAATTATTTTCAAATACATAGGTTGTCTCTCCTGCTATTCCATCCATTTCCTTAATTGCAAATGGTCTTATATTCATTTATCCTCCAATTAACCAGCTGGTGGTGGCATAGGTGCTCCACCTTCTGCTGGCATTGCTGGTGCTCCCATTGGCATTTCAGGCATCATTCCACCTGTGTTAATTAAATTACCTAACTGTCCCTGCACTTCTTTAATCTTACCTTCAGGAACTACACTTGAAAGGCTATCAATTGCTCTTGCAATTTTCTTTCCTTCTTCTGTGGTGTATCCATAGATAGATACTACCTGCTCAAGGGCTATGATAGCACCTGCTAATATTGTTTCTGCTATATCTTTAGAAGAACCAAGCATTGCTGGTGCTTCTGCTTCTGTTACAGGTATAGCATTATTAGCATAACCTTCTTGTGAAATTCCTGCTTCACCTCCTGCTGGTGATGTTAAGTTTGTGTCTATACCTAACTGACTTAAAACATCTGGCATATTCTACCTCCTTTTTTTATTTAAGGGACACTACGATAAGTCTGTTAGTTACTTACACTTACCTTTGCCTCTACCTTTTCCTCTGCCTTTTCTTCTTGCCATTTAAAACTCCTTTTTTTAATTATTTAAAAAATTATGCTTATCGGAGTGTCCCTTTACTCCTTTTTTGTTTCTTTATTAATCTGTGGCTTCTTTTCATAGAGCCTCTATTTCGTTTCCTGCTCTTTCTGGGTCGCACCTTGTTGCACCTCCGCAAGAGCTTTCATCTGCATAAACTTCTTAATTTTCTCTTTCTTTGGTATTGGTAACATATCAATAACAACATCAGGTGGTATAATCTGATTATCTGCAAGGTGCATTATCATTTCCTGATATGCAAGTGCTGTTATTGGAGATGAAGTATGAGCAAATACATCTACTCTAAAAGATATATCGAGTAACTCTTTAAAGTATGTATCAGAATTTACAAGACAGTTAGCAAACATAGTCATTACTTCTTCTATAAAAGCTTCCGCCCTTAATGCCTTTTTCTTTAAAACACTTGAGGCAAATTGAGCAAGTATATTTGCATAAGAGGCACTTCTTACATTTGGCATTGGATGTCCACCAAGAATACCAAATATACCACTCTGCTCTTTAAAAGCATTGTCATAGTATTCAATAGCTTTAAATATAATAGCAGGGTCTAATTTTGGTAAATAGAAATCAAATTTAGCTGTTGGGTCATATATCTCTACAACACTTCCTGGTCTTTTTAGCTTTGCCTGCATCTCATTAGCTTCAATGTTACCAGATATGCCATATACAATAAGAGGTGGTTCAGATAACAAATTTTCTACATCATCAATTCTTTTAGTCTCTTCTTTAATCTTTAGATATAAATATGTCAAATAATGAAGTTCAGATAATCCCCAGAAAAAACCTTCCACTGGTGTTGGAGTAAAAACAGTAAAAGGATGCTCTTTTGGTATAAAAGGATTAACTGACTTATATATCTTATCTCCAACTATTTGAGCCATAAACCAGTCTTTAGTGTAATAATCCCAGAACCACATCTCATATACTTCTACATACTCACCAACCTTTTTAGGAGTTAACAGCTCTTCTTCCACTTTATAAATAGGTAACACAGTAAACTGCTGTGTGCTTTGATTTTGAGATATAACTAAATCTAAAAAAGTATCACTTCTTGCTGGTGGAGAAACAGTAGGTAAAAACTCTGCATCAGGGTATTTTCTTTTAGCTACATGGTGAGGTATTCTTGCTATATGACAGAATATCTGGTCTTTATCAAGTCTTCTATTATCTTCATAATATACAGCAAAATCAAAAGGACTAACAGCCTTAAATATTACATTATCCCTATCAAGTATTGACTTAACAATATAAGTTCCATACACACAAGACCAGAAAAACCAATCATAAAACTCAATAGATAGCCCATACTTATTCTTTCTATCATAGATAAACCTTTCACTTAAAACCTTGTTTAACCTATCAAGCTTCCTCTGAACATCCTCGGTTATCTTATCCTCTTCTTCAGGGTCAACAACTATATCAAAAATAATATTGTCAGGAAGATAAATTAAACTCACTATATCATCAATAGTCTTACTAATATCATTCTTCTTCTCATTATCAAATAATATACTTCTTAACTCTTTATATCTTGTATGCCTGTGTTCCATATTAGTTAAGCAACCATCTCTAAACTCCAATATCTCTTCATCACTATAAGGACAGTTACTTAAATCTTCTTTCACTAAAACCTTTTTATTCTTGCTCATCTCTTTTTAATCCCACCAACTTTAACATCATTAAAGTTATCAGGATTTACCTGCACATCCACAAAACTATCTCTCAATTTAGACTTATCTAATGCAACGCTGCCTTGCTCACTTATAGGAGAAGCAACCTTACTTAAATCCTCTCTTCTTCTTAACTCCATTTTCATCACACCATCTATCCCCATATCCTTTAGCCTTTCCTTCATCTTCTCCTGATTAGCAATAGCCTTCTCCATCACTTCATCATACTTTGGCTTCTCTCTATATCCAGAAGTAGCTCTCTCAATCATTTCCTCAACAGCCCTTTCCTGTATCTTCTTCTTATTCAAATCCTTGATAATATATACCAACTCTATCCTCCTTTAGTATTTTTAACTTTAATAACACAATCAAACATCTTTAGTAAACATTGCAATAACCATTACTAAAAACAATCCACCATTACCTACCAGCTATCAGACATCGGCAAAGATAGTTAATATAAGTAGTAGTAAGATAGAGTTGTAATTTATATTGTTACTTTTATAGTAGATAAATAGTATTGGTGTAATAAGTAAGAGTATAAAAATTTTTTGTAGGGGGGAATGTATGTTACCAACCCAGTTAGTTGACCCCTGCGTCCAACTGCTATGCTTCCATTGCAGTCTACCTTCTGTTTCTGATTGGTAAAGTAACCCAAGTAACCAAATCGAAAAAGTGCTTTTTGATATCTTGCAAGACTTCTGAAAATATCCAGTAACCCAAGAGAAAAAAGCAAGTATCCCAGTTTGAAATAAACACAGGGATAAAAACATTCATTAAAATGACTTTTAATTAGAGTAACTACTTCATAGCAGGTAACCAGTTTGTTTTTTCTATCAGGATAGTTTTTAACTACTATTGATAAGATAAAACTTCTCTGTCAAGCTTTACCAGGATAAAAAAAGATATGCAAGTTATACAAGATAGAAAAAAAGATAGGATAAAAGAAGTCAAAAAAAAAAGAAGGTATAAGCTTTTAACTTATACCTTCCTGTAAGTTATATTACAAGACTTTATTTATTCTATAGTCCTGTAATACAACTTTAATTCTTTTTTTTCTTTTTCATTGATTATTTTTAATGGTATCGCATAAATTTTGTTACCTTCTAAAGCTATAATATTTTCTTTTAAAACTTCTTTAATCTCATCATCATCAATCTCAATCTCAGTTCCATATTTAGAATAAAAACTTTTACTACCCCCAAGATATTTCAAAGCTTCTTGGTAAATCTCTTCTGTTATTAAACCCCTTTCAACTAATGTTTGTAATGCTTTAAATTTTTTCATTTTTAGACCTCACTATCAAAAAAGTTTTCAAGCTCATCAAAAAGCTTGTTATTTAAATTTTGATTATTTGATAATTCAATCAGAATTTTGCCGACAATGTATAACTGCCTTAAATTACAGACATTCAATAACTGTTTTAGTAAATTCAGAATATATTCAATTTCAAGATATCCAGCTTCCACGTCAATATAATCAGTCCCTTCCTGAATTTTTCCGATAACCATACTTAATGCCGATTCACTGTTTTTTAATTCTTTCATTTTAAGACCCCCAAATTTTTATTATAGCTTTCAATGAAAGCTTTATGATTATATCTTACAATATCTATATAATAAAGTCAATATGTATTATTTTTATGTAATTGCTAAATGTTATTGATTTATATATGTTTTTTATTGTTATTGTTTTTTCTTATTAACTCCATAAAAACATTAAATAATGGCGTGGTAAAATTAACACATTGTTAAAATTGATTGTTAACTTATTTGATTTATTGTTCAATTGGTAGGCTCAATCACCTAACGAAAACGGACGCAAACTAAATACAAAAAGATAAAAAAAGAGCAACGGTTTTACCCGTTGCTCTGTAACTATTACCATTCGTCTTGTTCCATATCCTCTAGCATCTCTTCAAGGCATCTTTTTTGATTTAACTCTCTTGCTATCCTTGCAATCTCTTTTGTAGCTTCAATGTCCTCAAAGTTAAAACGTCCATTGTCGAACCAATAATCTTCTGAATATTGAAAACAATATTTAATTATCGGATAAGAGAAGTCCTTCCAGTTATACTTGTTGCTGTCGAACCAATCATTGAAGTAATCTTTATATTTTCTTGCCATTATTCCTGAACAATACTTCCAATTGAATTTGTCAGGGTTCCACCACTTCTTAAAATATTTTTTGCAAAATGTAGCAAGAGCATCAGAACCAGTATCCCAGTTGAATTTGTCAGGGTTCCACCAGATATCAAAATATTCAGTGCAAAATGCTGCAAGTTCATTAGAAGCATCTTGCCAATTGAATTTATTAGCGTCCCACCATATGAAGAAATATTCAGGACAATATGTTGCAAGATATTTTGAACCTTTCTTCCAGTTGAATTTGTCAGGGTTCCAATTCCTGAAATTGTTATCTTTTAATTTTTTAACTACATCTTTCATTGTTAACCTCCAATATTTTTATTTTCTCATAGGATTAAAGCTCTCTGCTATGAAAATAAGCACAAGAATTAAAATGAAAAATATTACAAGTAATACCTCCATTGCTCACCTCCCTACATATTTTTTTAATTCATCTTCTAACTTTCTATGAAGAGCAGGATATTCAGACAGTTTGTCAAATAGCTTGCTTAAAAAATACATCTCAACGCTATCACAACAAGACAATAATCTTTCCAAACTATAAAGCAAGCACTGTATTTGTTCGTAGTTGTAGTTTTCAAACCCGCCTGTTCCGTAGTTCTCTGCTAACCAGTTAAACAATGAACCATTTTTTGGAACTCTTATTCTTTTTGTCATTTTAGTCCCCCCCATCTGTAAATCTTCCTTTGTAGTCGTCTTTATAATTTGTCCAGTTGTAGTTTGTATAGTAATTTACATAAATAGAAGTTTTAGTTTTAATCTTGCTTGTGTCAATTTCAATGTCGTCGTCGTATATAACCACATCTGCCTTAACCTGCACAATGCAGGTTCCTACAAAGAATGAAATATTAGCAATCTTTATTCCTTCTGTTGTTCCTAATAAGCTACATTCAAAATGCGAATTTATACTCTCTATGTCAGCAGAAGAAAATGAAGGTTCAGTGTAGCAAAAAGGATGACTGTGATAAATAGAGTTCCATTCTTTAGATAAACTTGACAGGTCTTCCTTGTAGTCAACTGAAGTAGATGACACTTCCTGTTCAGGTATGTAGTAGTCTTCTATTATAGTAAACCCGTCATCAGACCAACCACCTTTGAGCAATATGCTGAACTCATTATTGCCTATTGTCTTTTGAATACTATTTACAACCATGTTAATAGTTCTTGGAACCAATACGACAGGTTTAACTATGTTCAAACCACTGTCAAAAACTTCCTTGCTTCTCATCCGTATTTTTCTCAATTTCTTTTTCATTATAATCCTCCGTTATTCGTCAACAGACATAGAGAAGTCAAAGACTTCTGCAACGCTGTCTTTTGATTTAAATTCATTTCTTGCTGTTGCTCTTGCAGGTTCATCGTATGCACTGTTAAGTGAAACTGTCTTTAGCATCGTAGGTATTTCTTTAACAAGTCTTATGAACTCAATAAATGTTTTAACCTCTCTTATGTCGCCAATGCAAACAGTTCCGTTCGCACTTGCGTTAGGATGATAAGATTTTTCACAATAAGCTCCGTAGTTACCACGATTATAAAAAACCTTTAATCCAGATATGTAGTATTTTTTAGGTTCAGCAGGAACAATTTTGCCATTATACATAATTTTGTCAGCGTATATCTTTTTCTTATATCCCAATGTATTAGCGTCAACTACCTCCCAATCCTTTGACAATTCTTTACCAGCAATAAAAGCTTGCCATAATAGAGCTTCGTTTTTAGTTTCTATTTCTTTTTTCATGTTCTCAATTTCGCTTTTGTAGATTTCAATTTGGTAGTTATGCATTTTTTGTAGTGAGTTAGTTATAACTGTTGTCATAATGTTAAATACGTTTGAGTTTTTTACAAAATCAGTAATACTATTTTTCATTGCTGACATAAACTCTGGAATGGTAATAGTATTTTTAACGTCATCAACCATCTGATGGTTCTCTTTAATCAATATCTTGAACAATATAGGCAAAAAGCTTTTTGCTCTGTTGCTATCAATTCTAGCGTCATGTATGAAGTCTATGAAATGAAGATTGCCATAGTAGTCAACAATGCACACTGAAATACCTCCAGCAATGTATTGCCTTATTCTTGCGTTGCTACTTGGTTTAACAAAATCTGTGCAACAACTTGGGCTCTCATTATGTATGTTTATGTCTGGATCTGGCTCTATTACTGCACTGCTAAGCTTGCGATTTATTATATTTCTAAATTGTTCAGAATATATATTAACAATTTTTTCTTTTTCAGGCTCATATTCGCCTTCAATTTCATCGCCTTGCAACAATATCTTATATCCTTTTACGTCATCTGGCATAAACCCAAATGTAGCATAAAAGTTTTCAAGTTCTTTTTGGTCTCTTTCAACTATTACTAACATATTATTTTACCTCCATTATATATTTGTAAATGTCAGAAATTGACATTGTTATATTTCTTGTATCTTCAATAAGTTCTTGTTTTGTCAGATAGAAAACAATAACAGACGCAAGAATTACAGGCGGTATTAACCAAGTCCCAGTGTATCCACTGCTGTCTATCCCGCTGTCAAAAATAGCATCGTTATTATAGTTAAATGAAAGAGATATATTGTCTTTGTCATATCCTCCAATCACTGGAGACAACTCAGACAATTTATCTACTCTGTCTCTACAATCAAGGAACAAGCAATCTCTTTTATCAATCAACATTGACCTTACATTTTCAATCCAATTGTCATATGCAGTGACAACAATGTCTGGTCTTCGTTCTACAATTAACTCCGCTAACGCAATTGATTTTTTCTGTCCAATCTGGTTATATCTGTAAGGTGTTCTGTTTAAGTTATGCTCTTCAATCACATCAGCATCAACAAGTGCAAGCTCTTGAACTGTCCCAGTCATTGCAAGAAATAAAGATGTCCAGCTTCCGACACCTCCGCATCCTGCAACAACTACCTTTTTGTGTCTGTTGAATGTTAATTCTTTTTGCCTGTCATAAATTTCAAACATTCTTTACCTCCGATTTGTTTTTTTCAAAAAAAAAGGGAGAGAAGACAATGTCCTCTCTCCCTTTTTTTGCCATACTACTTTGCTTCGTAGTATGGCTTAACAACTACAGTGCCGTCAGTGATTGGAAAATCACTTGACGTTAATTCTTGACCATCCTGTTCTGCTATAAACTTTTTTAATCCGCGTTCTTTTGCTAACCTCTTTAAAGTGTCCACTGTCAGCTCTTCAACCTCCACTGTGTCCTCCCCAATTTTTACCACAACCTTGCTCTCTTCAACTTCAAACATTTTTAACACCCCCGATAGACGCTTAACCTTAAAGCTAACCTTCAATGAAGGTTTTAAGCTTTATAGGTTTTTCATCTATCATAATTATATAATACCTTATATATATTTAAAAGTCAATATCTTTATTTATTATTACCATAATAGAAAAATTTATAACTCATTGATTTATATATATTTTTTAATATTATTTAACTTTTTTATATGCTTATAAAAAGATTAAATAAAAAATAATATCTTATAACTCATTGATTTATAAAGACTTTTTTTATACAAAAATTTAAGCCTTCTTATGATTTTTTAAGCCCTCTTAAAATTTTTTAAGGTATCTTAAAAATTTATAAACTATTCTAAAATAAAGCTTTATACCTTCATAATAGAGTATGCATAAAAGAATGATAAGCATTTATACCAGTTACAGGGATAAGTTATTATTTGCAATCTATATTTTTGCTCTGTTCCATTGTAACAATAAAGCAATAGTGTTAGTCATACCATACTACAAAACATACAGACATAGAGAAGAACAATATAATGTTCTTAAATATTTTTCATTTCCTCAACCAACGAAAACGAGGGCGGATTGGATTTAAAATAATCTATTTAGGTTGTCAGGTTTATAGTTAATCCATATGCTCTCTACCCTTGTATCCTTCTTCCCTTCGAATTGAGTTGTGTTTATAGACCAGCAAGTAGTCTCTATGTCAATTCTTTGACACCCATACTTCTCAAGTTTTTCATATATCTCATTAGTATATCCTGAAAGTATTACTTTAGATTTTAATGTTAAAATAGTATCTATCAGTTCTTCATGCTGTTCATTATCCATTTCATGTGTATAGTTATTTGTTGATTTCCTTGTATTATGGACATAAGGTGGGTCTAAATATATAAGAGTTTCCTTATCATCATGCTGAAGAACAACTTTCTTCCAGTCTTTACATTCAACAAATACATCCTTTAATCTATCTCTTGCCCAGAACAATCTTCTCTTTGCATTATTAAGCGAACTCGCCTTGCTTCTATCCTTACCACTTGAATAAGTATCCATTGTTGCATTAAACCCAACATGGCATACATAGAAAAAAGCAACAGCTCTTTCAACTATATCATCTGTCCCTTGCTTTTTAATCTTTACCATCTCTTCAAATATTTTCCTGTGTGCATATAGTAAATACACTCTTTCTATAAACTTTTCAAACAATTCTTTTTCTGATAAAACTTTAAAAAAACTATATATATTCAAATCGATATCATTGATTACTTCAACCATTACTTTAGGTTTTTTGAAGAATACATGCCCTGCACCAAAGAATGGTTCAACATAGCAATAATGTGATGGCATTAAATCTATTATCTTGTCAGCTATATAAAACTTTCCACCATATCTCTTTATTGGTGAGTAAAATTCTATACTATTTTCTATTGCATCTTTTTTGATAACTTCATCTAAAAACTCCTCATACGAAAAAATGCCTGCATCGTTCATGCTATACCCCCTAAATTTTTATTTTTTACCCAAACTAATATCACAATATACCCCGCTATTAAAAACCTGTTTTTGATGCATTAAAATGAATTTAGAAACGTTTTCTAATATTTTCAATGCTTCAAGTAATACACCATTCTTTAAGATAAACATTAAAACATTACTTTTTAATTTCTCAATTTTTCTTATCATCCTATGGTAGAAAATCCTACCCTCAAAAATACCCATAGGATTTAATCTATACCCCCTAAAAAATGGTTTTGAAGGTGAACCTATACCAAAATACTTGTTACCCATAAAAATTAAAATTTGCCCCATTAGAATGAATTTAGAAACGTTTTTCAATATCCACAATAGTTCCATTAAACACCTCACAAGCAAACTTAATTAAATCCTTATCTTTCTGGTTAATGTTATCTATTCCCCATAGTATTAACTCTTCTTCGAACTTATCCTCTATTGGGATAGCCATCCCTTTACTGATTAAATCGCTTGCCAAATCGTCCGGGATGTCAACTATATCCTCCTTCCATAACTTCTCTACCATTCTTATTCTCATCTAAACCTCCATTACTATTAAGTTTTTTAAAGTTCCATTGCTACAAATCAACTCAACTTTTAAAAGAAAAAAAGAAAAAGAAAATTCCATTAAGAAAAAGAAAAAAAGAAAATATCTTTGTCTTAGTCTTTTTCTTTTATTCTTTGTCTTGTTTTTATAAAGAAAGCTTTTATTAAAAATAAATAATATTTTATTTTTTTTATTTATTTTTTTATTTTTATTTATATTCTTTATATAAAGCAAGAATGGTGCCAAAATTATTTGAGTAACACTTAGTAACATTCCAGTAACACATAAGTAACACCAAAGTAACAGTTTAAGTAACAGATGGAACTTATAACTTATTGATTTATTTAAACTTTTATTTTTCAGTAACACTATTATTAAGAGCGTGAGAATTAATATTTTAGTTTTTTGATAAGTGTTACTGGAAGTGTTACTTGGTGTGTTACTAACTGTGTTATTTTTTGTTACTAACCTGTTACTAATGGTGTTACTTAAAAAGTAAGTAACACTTTTTAGCTTTTTAGTAACAACAAAGTAACAGCAAAGTAACACCATAGTAACATATAAAGTAACACATAAAAGCTTATATCTCATTGATATTATTAAACTTTTAAAATTAAGTAACAATTCTATTAAGGGAGAGAGTGTTAATATTGGAACTTTATTATAAGGATTGTTACTTGGGTTGTTACTAACTATGTTACTGGTGGTGTTACTCATCTGTTACTAACCTGTTACTCACTTGTTACTTGAGTGTTACTTGAGTGTTACTTGGTATATTGGTGGCATCGTCTTCGTTTAGATACCATACTCCGTCAACAGTTGTTACTCTGTTTTTCTTTTTCAGTCTTGCTAGATAGGTTGTAAGTTTGTTTGCATTGATACTTGGTAAGTCCTTTTTAAGTTGTGCAAATGTTTTTGGTTCTTCTGAAAGGGATACCAAAATCATATCAGTGATTGTTGACATATCCTCAATACTCTTTTGTCTAACTATTGTTCTATCCTCTTCGTGTATAATCTCAAATAAAGCAGAAGGGAATAACTTGGTGTAATTGCTTTTCCTGTGTATAAGCTGGATAATGTTACTATCACCATTAGCAACCTTCTTTGCAAACCAAATATTCCTTGCATCATTGAAAAAGAATACAGAGCCATACGGGTCTCCATCAGGAGAGTTCTTTGCTACATGAGATAGCAATAACCATGTTACTGGTATTTGAAACAGTGCAGATGTATATTGAGATACAGCCTCTGGTTTGAATACATCATCAAGCATGCTCTTCACAACACTATCAACAATAACAACCTGAATATTTTCCTTTCTAACAACTTCATATATCTGTTCAACTTCGTGTGTTAGTTTAGCTCTGCAATTCTTAATCAATATTCCATGTGCTCTTTCATCAATTCTTGAGATGGTATCTTCAATGTTCTTTGGTGTAGGATTTTCGTAGTCAAGATATAGAACGTTTATCCCTTTAGCTTTCATAATGGTAGCAAGATAACAAGCAAATGTGCTTTTGCCAGTAGCACCAAGTCCATAGATTAAGTTTAAGCTGTCTTTCAAAACAAATGGCATAACAAGAAAGTTGGTATTGTAATCAAGCTTTCTACCTTTTGTTTTAGTAACTGGTGTGTTAATGTAATAGCTCTTAAACTCTTTCTTGAAACTCTCTACCACTTGAGTTGCATTTGATAGATATGGAAGATTGGAAGATATAATTCTGGATAAATCAGAAGTTCCTCTTGATGAATAGAAGTTGAAGTTGGCACTATAAATATCTTTTGCCAATGCTCTATCATCTTCACATCTAATCTCAAGGTAGCACTTTAGTCCTTCTTTGTCTTGATGAATGTTCTTTAACTTAAAGTATAACTTTAACTGTGGATTGAACATCTCTAATCCAAAAGGGATTTCTGTAATCTCAAATGTTGGTGGTAGGATATCTATCTTTCTATGTCTCTCAAAAATACTTTTAACTGTTGTTTCAACTTCTTTCTCATTAAGAGGTGGTTCATTCTTACTATTCCATAATAGAGCATTCTCAAGACATTCATTATACGACAGCCCATCGCTTACCCATGAACCAACTAATCTCGTTAAGACATTGTTTCTTTCTCCTTCTGTAACTCCTTTGTATAGTTCTGTTAGTTTTGTTTTTTGTTGAGGTTTTTGTAACACTAACTCTGGAATATCCATAAAAGGCATTGTAGGTTTTACTATCCATTCATATTCTATTTTCTTTTCTGGATGAATACTTGGTGGAGCAATAACATATCCACCATCACCACGTAGGTCAATGTCTTTAAGATCTTCTCTTTTTTGAAAATTTCCAACTCCTTCTTTATACTTGTAATAAAGATGGTAACCTTTGCCAGTCTTCACAGTTGGAGTTGTAGGGAACTTATTTGCTTTAGCAAATCTGATTGCTTCATCACTGTCAAGGTCAACTACTACGATGTTAGATATCTTGCCTGTAATAATGCCAACATTGTAATTGTTTTTTATAAACCATTCTTTTAGCTTTTCTATTGTTGGTTTTCTATTCTGATATTCTTTCCATTCAATTACAGGCTTTTTATTATTTGTAGAAATTGGGATAACAGAAAAGTTAAGAGTTTCTACATAGAATTTTGCATAATCAAATCTTTTGTTCTCCATAGTAAACCTCCAATTCTTTTTGAATTGCCAACTTCAAGGAAGATTTTACTTTCCTTGTAATCAGCTGTTCAAGGTATTCAGTGTCTTTCCTTGCAATGTCTTTTATTTTTCTTCCCCTGTATTTACCAAATGGTAACCTATCGTGGTTTTTGTGAGGTAGGTTTTTTACAAAAGAGTTACAATCAGGACACCTCAACTGCTTATGCTCACCTCCATTCTTTGTTGGAACAAAAACAATAATACCTTCATCAAATTCTTTGCCACACCATCTGCAATAAAACATAGTTATTGCCTCCTTTTAAGTTAATTTTACAGGCTCTTTTCTTACAAGCCTAATTTCATTAGGCGTTACATATAAGTCAACAGTCTCCCCCTTGTCCCATCCCATAGCTCTCATAATTTTTGCAGGGAGAAACACAGCAAAGTCTGAACCTCCAGAAGCACTAATCTTCTTATTTGGATGCCAGTATTCAACTTTCTTTTCCATTATTATCACCTCCTTTCTTTTTATATTTTTACCCTTATCAAATTATAATATTACTTGAATATAAAAGTCAATACTTATTAATATTAAAATATTTTATAAAGTAATTAAAAAGTTAAATAGAAAATCTATTGACTTAATATATTCTTTATGATAACATATAATTATAAAATAATAAAAAAAGGAGGTTTAAGATGTGGCATTTAACAGAATTAGAAGTTTTAAGAAACATTCAAAGTTTAGCAAAAAGGGCAATATCTGATTTTGCTAATGGTAATTTTCAGAAAGCAAGTAATTCTGTTTTAACAATTCTTGGTATTGCAAGTAGCAGAATTGAAGAAATTGAGAAAGAAAGAAACGAAGAAGCAAAAGAAAAGGAGGAACAAGATGGAAGAGTTGATGGAAAGAAGTGAAGTTTTAGTTGATGTAGTAACTCCACCAGAGATAGTTTTATCTGAAGCACAAAGAGCGGCACAAGCACTCACAGAAGTAATCAAATCAAAAGCTAAACCAGTAATGATAAGAGGAGAACAGTATCTTGAGTTTGAAGATTGGCAAACAGTAGGTAGATTTTATGGAGTTACTCCTAAAGTAGTAGAAACTAAATATGTTAAGATTGGGACAGCAGAAGGATTTGAAGCAAGAGCAGTTGTAGTTAGATTGAAAGACGGGCTAGAAATATCAGCGGCAGAAGCTATGTGTTTGAATGATGAAGCAAATTGGGATAATAAACCATTGTTTATGCTTAAATCTATGGCTCAAACAAGAGCTTGTGCAAAGGCATTAAGAAATGTGCTTGCTTGGGTAGTAGTTCTTGCAGGTTTCAAACCAACCCCAGCAGAAGAGATAATTGAATTAGAAAATATTGCACAGAATGCCCCAGAAAAGGAGAAAGCAAGTAAACCTATACCAAGATATGGGGACAAACCAAAAACTCAATCTGAAGGCATTTCTGATGCACAGAAGGGATTTATTAGTAGATTGATAGAAAAAAGAGGTTGGGATAACGAAAGTGCCATGAGAGTTATTAGTGGAATAATTGGGAAAGAGATTGCAAGTCTTGATGATTTAAGTAAGGATGACGCAAGCAAAGCAATAACAGAAATCAAAAAAGAACCTTTTTAGGAGGATAAAATGAATACGCTTAATATCCATGATATGGAAAGATGGAGTTTTAGTAAAATTGAAGCAACAAAGGGATGTAAGATTGCATTTGAAAAAAGGTATATTCAAGAGTTACCACCAGACACAGAAGTTCCAGAATTTGTAGATGCTAAAGCAATGCATGAAAAAATAGAAGAGAAGTTCTTGAATAAGCAAATTGATGAGTATAATATTTTTGCGCCAACTGTTTATTATAATGTTTATGCTGAAAAAGAATATAAACATTTCTTTGAAGAAGAAGAAATTGAGTTTATTGCATACCCAGATATTATTCTTGAAAGAGATGATTTCAGATTAATTTTAGATATTAAATGCAGATATGACAATAAAATAAACGAAAGAGACAAACTTCAGCTTCTAATTTATTCTGCATTGGCAAATAAAGAAAATCCTGTTAAGGATAACAAGATTGGGATACTTGCTGTATATAACCACTATGAACCAATAAATGCAGTTTACATTGAGCCAGCAGGATTGGACTTTATACTTGCAGAGATTGAAAGGGCAAAAAGGAGGATACCAAGAATGACAGTTAAAACATCTGAATGCTCTTTCTGTGAGTATAAAAAAAGCTGTGAGTATGGCAGTGAAACAATTGATGAAAGCAATATTCAATCTGTTGCTGAAAAGTATCTGTATTTGAAGTCTCAATTGGAAATGTATGAGGAAATGTTAAGAAAGCATGCTGAAATGACAGATAAAAAGATAAGAGTTGGCGATAAAGAACTTGGGTTCTTTGAAAGAGTTTACACAAAAGTAGAAGTTCCAGAGTTTATTATGCTGTGTGAAGATAACAAAATCCCTTACATTGATGCAATAAAGATTGATACAGTAAAGGCGAAACAACTTGCGAGGAAGTATGAGATACTTACACAGGCAATAGGGAAAGATGTTAAGTATGTATTTACTGCTAAAAAAGTGGAGGAGGAAAAATGAAGGAGAAAATTGAGTTTATAATTGCTGGGATACTTATAGGAATGTTTTTAGGTTACGCATGGCATTTCTTTGCAGTAAAAGATAAGCTTGAGATTTATAGAAACTATGAACAAATACTAAAGGAAAAAGATACTGAAATAGTTAACTTGAAATTTAGAAGCGAGCTTTGCTGTGGATATGTCAATTTTTTGACAGATATTAAAAAGAAAAGGAAATAAGTATGAAAGTAAAGAATATAAACATTAATATACTGAAAGAGATTTTACAGATACTTCCTAAAAGAGAGAAGAAATTAAAAAAGCAATTACCAGAATATGCTAAATGGTTAGAAGGTAAAGACTACCCAACATATGAACAATTAGTTGAACTTGCTCATATATTTAATATCCCTTTTGGATATTTCTTTTTAGAAAAATTACCAGAAAGGAAATATCCAATAAGAAGAAGGAGGAAGTATGAACCCATCAAAGAATAGGCAAAGAGGGAAGAGGACAGAAAAAGCTATTGCTAAAAGGATAGGTGGGAAAAGAATAGGAATACTTGGTAAGTCTGATGTTGAGCATGCTTGTTTTTCTTTTGAGGTTAAATCAAGAAAAAAGTTTGTAGCAGAGAAGTATCTCTTCCTGAAATCTCAAGTAGAGCTATACGAGAATATTTTAAGAGAGCATGTAGAGCTAAAAGGAGAGCAGTTGATATGGCAACACTAACAGCAAGAAGCACATTAGAAAAATCTTTAAATGCTTATGCTAAAAAATATGCACCACACACTCTTATATCACCAATAGATAGATGGATTTTAAAGTATACAAAAGAAGGGGAGGCATAAAATGAAAGCATGGATTAAAAATCTATTAGAAGAAAAGAGAGATGAATGTGATATTGAGTTTCTGGAGGGTGTTTGTTGTGGTATTGAATATGCACTAATACATGCTATCAGTGAATGGGAACTAGGTGAGATAATGGAATATTGTAGAGATTTAATCGAGCAGGCACGAACAGAGATGGCAGAAGCTATGGAGGAAATAGAGAGGAGCAGAGATGTTAGTGAAACTTAGTGCCAAAAGAATATGTAGTATCAGTATGCATACTGTTTGGTGTTCTGGATGTTATTTTATTGTTAGTGAGAAAGGATGCACAACCAAAGAGTTTGCAGAAAAAATGAGTTCAGAGTTTGGCTGGATGCTTTATACAAGAACAAATTTAGTTTACTGTCAGGGTTGTGTTGAGGAAATAAAGAAAATACGAATAAACAAAGGGCATGCTGTTGAAGAGATAGAGAAAGAATTTGTAAACATTCCAACTAAAAAAGTATTTAGTTTGCATTATGTTGAATGTAAAGGATGTGGGCAACCAGCTAACGCAAGAGGCTATTCATCAGATAAATTAGCAGATACCTTAAGTTTGGAGCATGGGTGGATGTTTGATACAGAGACAAAATCAGTGTATTGCAAAAAGTGTGTAGAAAAAATAAGAAAAGAAAGGAAGGGTGTAAGATGATAACTGATATTAAGCCAAAACATGTAAAACATTTTTATATGATTTATTGTTACAAATGTGAGAAGGTAATACAGAGCTACAGAAGTCGTCAGGATGTATGTTTTCTTGCCAATAAGATTTTTGGGTGGAAATATGATGCAGATATAAAAATGGTATTGTGTAATAAATGTTTTAAAAAAATGCAGGAAGAAGAAAATATTGGATGGTCTGAATGAATAAATTCATAGAATGGATGCACAAAATGATAGAGAGATTTGCGATATATTTTCTTGTGTTGCTTATTGGAGTTATTCTTGGTTACTGGTGGAGATTAGCACAGGAGGTTCAGGACATGCCAAGAATTATAGATAACGCAAGAACTAAAACCATTGAAGAGATTATGAAACCAGACAATCCTACTGTTGGATACTATAAAAAATGGGTATTCATCAGGAGAGCAGATGGTTCTGTAGTAATAAGGGAGAACTAATATGGGGAGAATAGTTATGGTAAATCCTGACAAAACCAAAGAAGGAGATATAGTGAAGGCTTGTATGAGGTTGATTAGTTACTATGGAGGGATACCAATTAGAAACAACTCTGGGATGATACTGCTTGAAAGTAAAGGCAAGAGAAGAGCAGTGAGAACAGGGATGAGAGGTTCAGCAGATATAATCGCATTCTTTAAGAATAAAGTATTACTCATTGAATGCAAAACGAAGAAGGGCAAACTATCTCCTGCACAGGAAAGGTTTAAAGAGGAAATAGAGAAATTAGGACATCCATACTTGGTTATAAGAGATGTGGAAGATTTAGCAAAATATCTAAACAAGGAGGTAAGTAAGCCATGTATCACAAAGTGATTAAGAAACTATGGAACAAGAGGAGACCCAATAGCTGTTTGGGTTGTAGTTCAATGAAACATCAGAGGGGGAGAATTTATTGCAACAGAAATCTGGTTAAAGAGGTGGATTTAAATAACAAGGATACACTAAAAAATATTTCGAAGCTATTAGTGGAGAATTCCTGCACTCACAATGATAGCTATATCTATGACGAGGAGGTGGGAAAATGATGGATGTATTTTTCAGAAGCTTATGCGATACTTTTGAGATGGTTCAACAGGTAAGAATATCTGCAGAAAATAGATTGAGAGCTGTTAAGCAGAAAACAGATGAGGACGATAGCATCTACAGAAAAACAATATTTAACTATTTAAAGGAAGTAAACGCCTTTGAAGATAAAATAGTAAAAACAGCAGAAAAAATATTAAAACAGGATATTGTTTACAATGAGTTTTTGAGTAAGATAAACGGGATAGGCTCCAGAGTATCACTGAGATTATTATCTCTTGGATTGGATATAAACAGAGAGCTTTCAGATTGGAATGCTTACTTTGGTTTAGTCCCATTCTATTATGCCTGTAAATGTGAAAAAGGGCATAAAATCTTACTACCAAGAGACCCAAGAGTTAATCCTGCTACATGCACAGCAAGAGTTAAGGAAGGTGTAGACGTTGAAATTATAGAGGATACCGAAGATGATGAGGAAATTCATGTGGTTAACAAGGCGTCATTTGTGAGATGTGGAGCACCAATTGTAAGCGTAGAGCAGATACCACCAAGAAGAAAGGCTGGATATATTATCTTCTGGAATCCTGATGCCAAAAAAACTTATTACATTGTTACCGATTACTGGGTTAAAAACAAAGAGAAGAGCTTCTATGGGCTAATTCTAAAGAAAGAAAAAGAGAAATTAATGAGCATGCCTGATGCTGTAGAAAAGGGTTATGTAAAGATAGTCTCTGGTAAAACAGTATCTTCAAGCAGGTGCACCAAAGCTGCACGAAGAAAAGCATTCAAAATATTCCTTGCACATTTATATCAGGCATCCAGAGAGCTTAATGGTATGCCATACAGAATGCCATATGCCTTTGAATATTTAAAGCACGATGACTTCATAGACTGGAAAGAAGCAGTAGAAATAGACCAGAAGTTGAAAGCACCAAAGAAAAAAAGAGTGAGCCGTGTGTCCGAGAAACATGATGATTAGTGAACATTAACATATAAGCTACGCCATTTTTGAGTGAGTTATGATGTATAAGCACCAATTGATTTGAGTGAGCAATGATATTGAGTAACAGCAATCAGCAGTGAGCCATAGAAACCAGTAACGATTTTATTTGAGTGAACCATGAAAAGAAGCAACAGCCTCAACAGTGAGCTATTGAAAGGAGTAACAGTCTTGGCAGTGAGTTAGTTATGTTAAGCAACATCGACTTTAAATGGTTGAGGTTATTGGAAAACATTTCAGGATTGATTTTAAGGCATCAAGAACAAGCGTTCAGTTTTGGGGTATACCAAAGTATAGGTTACCTCAAAAAATTAAAACCTTGATGCCTTAGAATTAACCCACTAAAGAGAGAAAGGAGGTGTAAATATGAAAAAGTTAGTTTGCATAATTTCAGCAATTGTGATTTTAGTTTCAGCTACTATTGCTATGGCATGGGAGAGTGAATATGGAACTGGAACTAAAATCGGTGATTATTATTACTGGCAGAAATACCGTCAAAATTCTGACGATGTAATATATCAGGACAAGATAGATGCAATTCATAACCCAAGCAAGGAGGTAGATAAGCTTGATGTAGATATCCCAAAGGGATATGGAGAGATGTCTGAACCTGATTTATCCAAGCCATTTTTCTCTGAATAGAGAATAATAGCCATATGATAGAGCAACATTATTTAGTAGTGAGCTAGTAGGAATGAGATACCCATTCAACAGAGTGAGTTAAAGGTAATGAGCAACAAGTTATTAAAATGAGCAAACAAGAAATAGTAACACAGGTTGTAAGTGAGCATTAAGATTAAGATACTCTTTCTTGAGTGAGTTAAAAAGATAAAGCAACAAAATGAATTAATGAACAGAATAAAGAAAGTGACAAGATAATCTAGTGAGCTGTTAGGAAAAGTAACCTTCATGAGAGAGTGGATAACTCTAGTAGTTGGTAATAATTAATTCTCTAAGTGTTTAAATTGTGGATACAATAAATGCGAATAAAGGAGGATTATTATGGAAGAAAAAGTAATAGTTAAGTGGTCTAAAATTCATCCAAATGCCATAATTCCGAAGCCAGCATATCCTGGAGATGCAGGTGTTGACCTTGCAGTTGTAGAAGATTGCATGCTTCATCCATTAGAAAGAAAGTTAATTGGAACAGGATTAAAGGTAGAGATACCACAAGGATATGAGTTACAAATTAGACCTCGTAGTGGCATGGCATTAAAAACTACACTAATGATAGCAAATAGTCCTGGCACTATTGATTGTAATTACAGAGGGGAAGTAAAGATAATTGTATGGAATACAGCAGGTTACTACTACTCCATTAAAGCTGGAACAAAAATAGCACAGGCAGTATTACAAAAGCTACCAACTGTTGAACACATAGAAGTATCTGAAGAAGAACTTACTAATACAGATAGAGGAGAAAAAGGATTTGGAAGCAGTGGAATATAAATCTACACCAAGATTAACTCATTCTTTGTAACTGTTAGCATCGTATATGCAAGCCTATCATTTTCTTCTGGTAGGCTTGCTACACATATAGAATAATCTGGATTTAAGTATTTCATGCTGGTTACTATGCCACAATAAATATCTGGTGAATACCATTTTCTTGTGAACTTACCTTTCCACATTGCCCACTGTAAAGCTAAATTGTTATGAAGACATACTTGGAAGCTACTTGAAACCCATGCCTTAATAAGATACTTAAAAAAGTTAACTTTATGTAGTGTAGAGCCTGTAAATGCTGGTAAAGAGAATGTTTTCATTAATGCTTTTTTACCACCAAACTTATCTGTTATTTCACCTTTAATGCTATCAACAAGTGTTTTAATCTCCTTGTATTGTATGATACCTTTATTGTTGCAAACATTCTCCATAATATTGTATATAACATACAAATCAAAAGGAAACTTATATTTTTCTGTAACACCTTTAAATGGTATATTTTTATTAAACAGAAGACTTTCTACATATTCAGCATACATTGGGTTTTCATACACAACGCAAGCTAACTCAAATTGTTTATTCTGTAAGTAGTTTAATGCTCTATGAATATCCTTAAAAGCATTAACTCTGCCAAAAGCACTGCTTGGTTTTACATCGTAAGGAATACCAAGATTATTCTTTAGCTTTGAAAAATAGTTATACATATTAGCTGGTATTTGTAAAGATGAGTTTAAGTCTATTGTGCTATTAAACTCTATATTATCACTATTTGAATATAAAGTTGTATATCTATAAGGGTCTCCAATATAGTAGATATTCTCTGGAACAATACACTTATTAATAGCTTCATATAATAACTTATATCCATCTTCATATCCTAATATGAATAGATTTTTAATGCTTGCTTTAATATTTCTATCAATACACTCTTTTATAACATCAAAACCTGTAACTAAATTTAAGCTATTGTAATGCTTCTTAAAGTCTTCATAGGTTTCTAAATTTATATATTGCCAGTATTGACTATCTTTATATAAGTTATCATCCATATTAGCTTTTTCAGATATAAGTATTCTTAAACATCTCCATATAAGCAAGTCTCTTTCAAATCCACTTTTACCCTTTAAGATATTTAAGCTCTTATTAAGTATGCTACATACTTGATGTAATGGTAAGAATTGCTTTTTTATTAAGCTTGCAAAAAATTTATCTGGAGTATCCACTGGAACATTTTTAACACCATATCTAACCATATTCAATAACATTAAATGCTTTGCTATTTTGCTGAATGTAAATATTGCAGAGTTAGGTTCTTGGCTACATTTTTCAGCTACCCAAGAAAAACCTGCATTATGGCTGTCTATAACTTTTACTTTCACTATTTGCCCTCCTTGTGGCATTAATTGAACGAATTATACGCAAACATCTATTACAAAGCTTTGCATATTTTTTTTTAGCATAAAATGTTTTGTTACATCTTACACATTCTCTTTCATAATATCTCTGATTACTACGAGAACAAGTAGGACATAAATACTGGTCAGACTTATACTTAACAAACTCTTGATTACAGGTTCTACAAACTCCTTTTTCAAAATACTTTTTATAACTTACTCTTTTTTTAGCTGTCTCATCTGGAACAAAAATAACATTACCACAAATTGTACAATGCCAGAATAATACTTGTGCATACTCATCAAGAAACATATTAGCATGACATCTATTGCATTCTATTGTAGGGGATTGTAAGGCTTTAGCTCTGTCTTGCACATTGCCTCCAGAATATAGTTTAATATTTTTAAATCTTTAGTGCTTAAAAATGTTTCTACTGGAAAGTCGTATCCATATTGGTTACAAATCATTGAAAGGTAAACTGATTTCTTAATGCCATATCCTTTTTTACCTGCAAATATTTCTAACAATAAAGTAGGAGATATTCCTGTGATATAAGCAAGCTGGTGAAGTAATAATGTCTTACCTTGCTTGTCTTTCAATAAAGGGTTTAATTGCATCATATACTCCTATTGATTTTAATAGTTGGTAATTTTTTTCTACATCATAAGGGATTTCAGAGCTTTTAGGAAGTTTATGATATGCAAACCTTCTCCAGCTTTCAACTGCTATTGCCGCCGCTATAACTCTATCATCATGCTTACCACTTTCAGCACCAAGATATGCTTCGTCTCTAATAAAGAAACTCATCTCTTCTGCTAAATCTTTGCTTTTAATTTCAAGTAGTCCCATTTCAAACAAGCTTTTATATTGTCCCATAAGTGCTTCCTTTGTATCAGCAGTTGTATGCCAGTGTCTAACATAACTTCTATTAAGTGCATCTGCTCTATAATATAAGTATTCTCTTATGCTTTTTATGTTTGATTTTATCTGCTCTATGTTTATGTCTTTACTATCAAAATTCCATACAATTTCTCCAATGTCATATAGATTGCGTTTCATATTATCGATTTCTTTAATTATCATTCTTCCTGGTCCTTGAACTTCAATATTTACATAAGAGTTTTTATAAAGGCAGGCAAACAATATTACAAGCTTTGCAAACTCTATTACGCCAAGAGAGTTATCAGAAAACTCTGCTACTTGAACAATCTTATCTTTGTATCCTTTCCATATAGAAATAACAGCATTATCACTTTCTGGAGATGAACCATAGCTTGGGTCTGCACCTATGAAGTAGTTTTCGTTTTCTTTTGGATACTCAAATATTTTTAAATTGTTATCAAACTCTGTCCCTTTATCTATGTATATACCATTAGCATTAGCAAATACGTTATAGTAATCAGCAGTAAATTTCTTTTTAAATAACTCTGTAAGTTTTTCATTGCTAAAGTATTTGTATCCTGAAAGTCTAAATGCTTCATCTTCCCAGAATGGTAACTCCTGAAGTGCATAGTTTAAGTCATTGGTAAATGTAGTTGCTACTTCTTTTCTAAACCATGCCATTTGTTCAAGGCTTATATCTATGTTATATAACTCTTTTACAAGCTTAATCTTATTTTTTTCTTCTCTTGTTAATGGATAACCATATTCTTTAAACAGTGGATTATTTTTGCTTATCCTGTAATCATCTCTCATATACCAACCAGTAAATATTGTTTTTTGACTTGGGTTCTTCTTTGCTTCTCTCCACCTATCATAAAAGCTGTTAAAACCATTAGCAGTGCTTTCAAGTATGCTCCATCTTGCAGGATTAGTTTTAGATAAGCTTATCATAAGAGATTTTAATACCTCATCGTTTGGGTCATTGACAGAATAAAATGCCGCTTCTGTTGCGTGCAGACATGTTAATGATTGTGAACGTGCTACTGTTTGTCTTGCACTTTCTCTTGATGATACATGCATGAATTGTATTTCTGAACCATTAGAGAAGTGCATCATTTCTCTGTTATCTATCAAACAACTTACTTTCATATTTCTTGGCAATGTAAGATATATGCTTCTAATAATTTCTCTTAACTTTGGTCTTGCCTCATAGCTATGGCATAAAAACCCAAGCTTTATTCCTTTGATACCCATTACCCAGAATAAATCAAGAGCATGCAAAACAGTGGTTATTCCAAGCTGTCTTCCTTTAAGTATAAGGAACTCTCTTACTTCTGTTTTATTTTCTATTTCTTGAAATATTTGATTGATAACAAACTTTTGACTGGTAAACCATGAAGAAGGCTTAAATGGAGTTAATCCTTTTTCTCTTGATACTATCTTTAAGTTTTCTGCCCATTGGTAGAAATTAGATAAAACCGAAGACACTCTTATCTCTCCTTTCTATTTTGACATCCTTGTTATTGAACAATAGCTTTGATACTTTTCTTATAGCATTCAAATCATCACAAACATTTATAAGAGCATACAGAAGAATTGTTTTTGCATTATTAGACATATTTAAAAAGTATATCACCCATTCATGCTTAAAGCTTTCTATTGGAACAGATTTTGGTATCCTGATATTTTGAAGTATGAAGTCAAATAGCTTGATTACAATACCATGTCCTTTTAACACAAGAAGCATAAAAAAAAACTCTTTAAACATTTGACTATCAATCTTATTGAGCTTCAGATGAACGAATTGTCCCCATAACTCTTCTGCTATTGCATCAGAAGCATTGCATACTTGAGCTATACCATAAGCATATTCAGGTATCTTCATTTGCCCTTCAGAAACAGTATTTGTCCTATGATGCTTATAGCAAAGAATATCAATGCATATAACAGACTTTTTTCAGAATAGAAAAGAGTAACTGCGAAGATAAGAAGATTACAAGTTAGAGTAATTATCCATGCAAGTAAACCACTTACAAGTAAGAAATTAATAAATCCCATTTTTGTTGGTGCTTCTGGTTTTGTTTCAACCTTACTTTTTTTCATTTAATTCCTCCTCTAATGTTGATATATTTCCTAAATCTTCAATATCAAAATTTAATAATTCACTTGTTTCACTATTATTTATCTTGTCATTTATTTTTACCAAATCTTTAATCTCTTTTATAGCGAGTAATGGTGCTTTTAAGCCTTCAAAGTCAATCTGTTGTTTCTTTATTCTTGCATCATATATTTCATCTAACACATTTAAAGCAAGTGAGTTAAGTTTGGTAACAAGCTCTTTATACTTATCATTAGTTTTAGGTTTACTCGGCATGTTCCCTCCTGTATTTTTGATAATCTTTGTTTAACATATTTCTTAAAGCATCTTCAACATATTTTCTAAATTTAGGATGATAGCTTATAGTTGTTCCTTGAAAATCCATTAATACCTTTCTTCTTAATATTTCTCTTGACATTTCACCTTTAACTATCTTTTCAATATCTGATTTATAATTTCTTTTTATATCTTCTATTATAGCACTTCTCATTGCATTGTCAAACCATGTCTTTGGATTATCTGACTGTAACCTCACTGGAACTTTAACTGCCCTTACTCTATCTGTAACAGCTTTAATCTCTGATTGTATTTCATTTAATATTATTCTTGCCTCTTGTGGTGATACCTTCTTTCTTAACTTATCTCTATAAGCATCTACCAATGCTTTATTGGATTGAAACTTTATGCCTGTTTGATACAATACAGCAATCAATTCAGCTGGAACTTTTTCTCCTGCCTCTGTAAATGTAACATTTCTATTAATAACATAGTTAAAAGAAGATGCAAATATTGGAGCAGGAAATACTTTTAGTAACTCTGTTACATCTCCCTGTCCAAGAGATTTATAAAAAGTAAATAAGCTACTAAATAGTGGTCCTTTTTTATTTGCTACATGTTTAGCCCATTTTTCTGAAGCATCAAGTGCCGCTTCCTTTACTGATTTATTTGTTGTAAGCAATTCATAAATGAAATCATGAAGAGCACCTATCCCCAATAACTCAATACCTTCTATCTCAAACCCAAGCAAATTTATATAGCTTCTTTTATATTTACCTGTTATTGGGTCTATTGAAACAATTGGAACTCTAAATAAGTCATTCCAATCTTTGCTTTCTAAATATCTTTCATAGGTTGTTTGCCCTGTTGTTTGCCATGATATTTCATTTGCTAAAGCATAATGCAATAAAAATATCCTTCTAAAGAAATCACCAAATAACTCATGCCCTTTAACAGAGCTTGTTAAATGTCTTATCATTGTTAAATACCAATCAGGTGCAAATAATAGAAATCTTGTAAACTCTCTTGCACTCTGTCTCATAAATAACCATTCATAGTTACCACCAAAAGCACTACCAAGTTTATCTAAAAAGCTTTCAGCAGTTTCTTTTGTTATTCTTCCTTTCTCTAACTCACCAAGCACATTCCTTGCAGATGCACATTTAAGAGTATAAAACATTCTATCCCATAATCTTTTGTCAAACTCACCAGCTAACTTAATAAACCCAAGTTTATCCATAATTTTAATAATAGGATTAATTCTTTCTCTTAACATCATTCTTTGAATTTGTTCTCTAACATCATCGAAGTTAGCAAGAAAGAATGTAGATTTTATATTGTATTTTTGAGTTAACTCATATATCTCTCTTTGCATCGGAAGAATATTTTCTCTAAACCATTCATCACTTCTAAAAATAGAATGCATTGCCTTACCAAGCTCTTTAACTCTACCAGTCCCTATTGCAGCAGTCGTTAATGCTTTATAGTGAATAATACCAAACAGCATATTAATTCTCTTTATAATTGTATTAGCAGAAGATAAACCTTGTGTTATATTCTTTGTTGCATCAAACATCATCATCTTGCCAGCAAATAAAGGCTTAATAGTGTTACCAATAAGCTCATATATATCTCTATGCACTACTACACCAAGCTCTGGAATTTCACCAACAAGCTTTCTTGACATTAAAGATGATAATAATTGTCCTGCTTTTTCTTCTTCTAAACCATTTAGACTTGCTAATGACTTAATCAAATCATCTTTACTGCTTGATACATAAGGAACAAGCACAGTCATTTCTCTGCCAGTAGTAACATCTCTTATCCCTTGAAGTGGTGTAGCTATATATTTATTTTCAAGCTTCCACTTATTTAAAACATTTCTTACTCTATCAATCATCACTGGTATTGAATAGGCATTAGTAACTATATCAGCAAAATCTCTATTTGTTTTATATTCAATTCTTTTGTTTGACAATATATCATCTGCATATTTACCAAGAAGAGTTGGATACTTTCTTTCTTTTAAATACTTTGCTACATTTTCAACATATTCTTTATAAGCATTTAAAACTCCAGTTGCAACTCTTTCCATCTGGTATTCATATTCACCTGTTACTACATCATAATCTTTCATTCCAAGCTTTGCTGGTAATCCTATTCTTGGGTAATACATATTATGAACATAATCTACTGCTACTTTTCTATCTTTTGGAATAATGTTTGGCAAAAGATTTCTTATTTCATTTGTCTTTGTAAGTGTTAACTCTTTAAGCTGTTGCTTCAGTAAACCACTTCTTACAACACCAAGTTTTGAAATACTATTACCAATACTTTCAATTGTATGTCTTAAACCTTTTAATTGCTTCTGTAAGTCTTGAGATACTATTTTCTTTAAATCCTGTAACGACCTTTCAAGTTGTAATACTACTGTATCTCTTGCTTCTTTATTTGATAAAGTATTTGATACTCTTTTTATGCCTTCTAATAGATTTTTTACTTTAGATGTATCTAATGCTGGTGTTTTGCTTAATATGTTTTCAATAGATGATATTGCTGTCTCAATCTGATTTTTAGCTTTAGCAAGTTCATCAACGCTTAAATATACTTTCTTGCTTAAATCTGTTGCTGTTTTATCTAATGCTTCAATGAAACCATTAAAGGCTTTTCTATATTCTTGAGGTATTTGTTTCTTAAATATTTTAAGTTGGTTAATTAATGCCTTATGAGAGTTAAGTTGCTGTCTAAATGCTTCTTTGGTTAACTCTTCTTTTGTTTTAGAAGAAGACAATCTCTGAATAGTTTTTTTAAGTTCTACTTGAGGATATTGTTTCTCTATGTTTCTTATGTCTTTGCTTGCTTCTTTAAGAAGTATCTGAATAGCTTTTCTTTGCTCTGCATTATCTATAACAGATACTCTACTCATTGCTTCTCTAATCTTATTTATTGCTGGTGTTATATTTACTTCCACTGGAAACTCTTTTGATACTCTTTCTATGTCAGCAATAGATTTAGTCAATATATCACTTATCTTACTTACTTCTCTTATTTCAGACATGCTTACTTTAGAAAGCTGTTTAACTGTGCTATTAAGATTGGAGATGATTTTACCAACATCTTTAGGATTATCTAAAAGCCTTTGACTTCTCATATCATCAAGAGTTTTAATTAAAGCTTTAGTTTCTTTTATTTCAGTTTTTAAAATGTCAGCAGTTATAGGTTCGTTTCTTATTATGCCTGATGCTATTCTTTCAAAAGTTTCAAGCTTATTGTTAATTCTTTTTTGTATTTCTGCTGTCTCTAAACCTAATTGCTGGAATAATGCAGGGTCTATTTTATCTGCAATGGTTTTATAATAAGCATCTGTGCTGTGTTTATATAAATCATCATATTTGCTTAATGTAGGATACTTTTCAAGTATATGTCTTGCTTCTTTTTCTACTTGAGGCATCTTTGCTATTTCCCATATAAAATGGATTTCAGCACTATATTCATTTATTGGAAATGTTTTTATTCTTTTGATAACTTCTAATGCCTTATCCTGTGGTAAATCTGGAATTAGTTCAGGATTTTTAGCTACTTCTCTTTCTACTATATTTAAAAGTCCTAACCAATCATTAGGACTATTTGTTAGTTTTTTAACTTCATATTCTGCATTTCTTCTTACTGTTGTAGAAAGATTGATAGTATCCAATACTTCTTTATGCACATCTTTAATATCTTCTGGTCTTGCATTACTGCCATGATATAACCAATTATAAACCTTATCTTTAGTTTCTACTACCTTCTGTTTAACTGGTGCAGGAGTTATAGCTTTTACTCCTTTAGCTCCATACTTCAAAGCCTTCATTGCACCATAACCTATTGCTTGAGCCGATATAGCACCTTTAATTGCTTCTTCAGGTTTACTTCCTTGAATGTATGAGCTTGTTGCTAATCCTGCTGTTTCACCTGTAACTCTTCCTACTTTAGTAAGTATTTGAGCAAGTCTAATAGAATTTTGAGCAAGTCTTGTTCCAACTAATGCAGTTGTAGCCGCACCACCACCTACATTTCCTATTAAACTCCCTAATGCCATAAATCCTAAATCCATACCAATACTTAAAGCAAGTTTAGGAACAGATATATCTTCAGTTTTCTTTTCTGTTTTTGTTCCTATTTTGCTATCTATCTTTGGAGTTTTTGTTGGTTTTGTATCAGATAATAAAAGGACATGTTCAGGGATACCTGGTCCTTCTATTAACCTTTCTGGATGTTCTTTGTAGTATTCTATAAGAAATTCTCTGTCAGTAAATTCTGGCATTTACCATAAACCTTTTAATATACTTTCATTGCTAAAATTTTTGATTTCCTCATCTGTAAGTCCACTTTGCTTCCCAAGTATAGCATCTTTTATATCAGATGTTAAGTATTCAAGCAACTCTGGTTGTTTACTTAAATCAACACCATGAAACTTACCACCAGCAATTATAGCACTTTCTATCTGTTCATCGTTTACTGTATAGCCAGCTTTGATTGCTTCATCAACTATTTGTCTTGCTGTCTTCCAAATGTTTTCAAGTTTAGGTTGGTTAGATTTACTTGCTATGGCAGCAGTTCTTTCTCTTTGAGCTTTTATTGCTTCCTCTCTAACTCCCAAATCTGCTGCCTTTGTAATGGTTTTCATTACATCACCAAAGAGCTTATCATTCTGTTCTATCATGAATTTATTTGACTGTATATAGCTTTCCAACTTTCTAATGTTGTTTTGAATAGTCTTATCTTTTAATGAATAATTTTTATATAATTTATCTAATTCAAGTTCTGCTGTTTTAATCTCATTTTCTTTTCTTTCTTTTGCATACTGGTAATCTAATTGCCATTGCGCTAAAAGCTTTTGAAATGTTTCATAGTCATTTGCTTTAATAGTATTTACCATAGAGTTAAAATAGAAATAGTTTCTGCCTGCAAACTTATCTCTGCTAAACATTGCAGATATTCCAACAATAGCAGGAACTATTGTTTTGGTAAAAGCTTCAAACCAATTTTTAGGAGTTTCTATCTCTTTAATATTAGGTGGCTTTGGTAATTCTTTGGATACTCCTTCTTTTAATATCTCATATTGTTTATCAATTTTAGGCATTATTTCATTTAACAATTTATCACTTGCATCAATACTTTCAACAATCTTATCTGTAAGTTTCATATTTAACTGAACATAAGGCTCATTTGCTCTTATTCTTTCGCTTAATACTCCCATTGCTTCTTTCATAAATTTATCACCAATACCAGAAGAAGATGGTGCTTTAACAGATACTTTTTCTTTTGTGGTTATAGATACTTCTGGCTGTTTTCCTTTCTTGCTTTCAATGTTACTCATTATTCTTGCAAGTTCTGCATTTACTTCTTCGTTATACTCTGGTATAATAAATCTTGTATCTCCAGTCAAATAATATGCTCTTTGTCTCATCATTCCTTCTTCTTCTGAAAGTCCAGCAGAAGGCATATTAGTTCCTGAAGGTAAATTAGCAGTGTTAGGTGGAGTGCTAACATAAGGGGATGGTGTAACTCCTTTGAACCCTGCACCTTGCATCATATTCCTGATACCTAAATCTATTGTTTTTGCTTTATCTCCGCCCATTTTAATCCTCCTTTTCTCACAACATTCTATATCCTTCTTCTATTAAAGAAGTATAAGGCTTTATAGCTTCTTCTATTTCATTATCTTGAAAACCTAAATCTTTAAGAAAATCCCTTGTTTGATTTATAAACTGCATACCACTTTTGTATGCCTCTCCATAGTATTTTGTTATATCTTTTGCTTTCCTGCTTGTTGGATTTTTCTGTGCCCATTGATAAGCACCAGTCATTCTTAAAGCTTTAGATACACCAGGAGTAATTGCTGAATATTGAGAGATAGCCTGTGATTGTCCTTCTTTTAATGACTGGACAGCTTCTGCTTCTGCTTGTTTTAATGGCTCTGTTTGTCTTTGTAATTCAGTTTGAAACGCTTGTTTAGTTCTTTCTGCATAAGGATTATATTGCAAACTACCAATAGCATTCAGTAAAGCATTTTGCAAAAGCTGTAACCTATTTTCTTGCTCAGTTTGCAATGCTTGAGTTCTTTTTGCTATTTCTGCACCTACATCTTGAGTTATTGATTGTATATTTTCTTCAAATTTAGACTGCACAGTAGATATAAAAGGGCTAATATCTGCTGGTGGTTTTGACTGTATTTGCTTTGTAAACTTATTTATCCAAGGTTTTTTCTTTTTCTTTTTTCCACCCATATTTTACCTCCTTATAACCAGGTAGAGCCACTAAAATCTGACTGTTTTGGTTGAACAATTCCAGCTGGTTGAGTAGTAGGCGTAGTTGTTGGTGTAGTTGTGGTTGGTTTATGTTGTTGCCCTAAATTACCAAGATTGCCAAATGCTGAAGATAAATTACCAAAAGCTTGTCCTGCTGATTGCCCCATAAGTGCTGAATACATTTGAGCTTGCATATATGCGTTAGCTTCTGCCATTTTCCCTTGAAGTTGTAATTGAGCTTTTTGCATTAAACTATTTTTATAATTATCTGCTAACCCTGCCATAGACAGAGCATCTGATAACTGCTTCTGCAAAAGATTTCCCATATTAGTTAAATAAGAAGTGCTTAACTCTTTATATGCTGTTTGGGCTATAGTTGAGTTAGATAGTCCCATTGCCGCTAATCTTTGAGCAAGTGCAGTTGATTGCTTGTTCCACCATTCATCAAGCATTGCCTGATACTGTGGAGTTAGTTTCCCTTCCTGATACATCTCAAGTGCTTGCTGAACATTTGCCCTAGCCGCATCAGATAATCCTTTGTTTGCCTCAATAGCAGAGTTAATTCTACTTAAATCCTCTTGAGGTATCTCTACTTTAGGTATTTTTATTTTTGGTGGATTAAATACATTAAGCACTCCTGCTACACCAGAAACAATGCTACCTATTGATGAAACTATGCTTCTTCCTATTCCTCCCATAATTACACCTCCACTGTATAAAATTTATGAAGCTTACTTTTATAATAAATCATTCTTTTAGCTCCTAATGCTCTTGCATGTAATTTAAACATATCTTTATGAATTTTATCTACTTTGCCACAAACAAGGAAAGGAAATATCACATCACCTCTTATCTGTCTTCTCATTAAT